ATGGAAGATAGCAAAGCCATCCACCGATTTGCCCAACGGAGTTCTTTCCTAGGCAAAACAGGGTAACAGGGATGAGAAATTCCTCCCATGAAACCAATAGCACCTAATGGAATACCCATATAGCGTGCCGCTTCCCAGTCTCCTACAAACTTGGAGTACTGATAGAGTCCTTCACGTCGAAGAATTTGGCGTGAAGGAAGAGTCCCATAGGCGACATATTGTCCCCTTTGGGAAGCAGGCAAGTTATACCAATTAAGGGTTCCTTTGCTTGAACCAGGGGGAGCACTCCACAAAGATAATAATTCTTTATAGAGTGGTTTCCCTCTTTGATATACAACTTCACAGAAAAGATAATCTGTGGGGTGAATCCAAGTTTTCCCTCTATTTGGACGGGAACCTAGCGATAGAAACTTTCCATCGACGTCTTCAACCGAAATTTGCGGCCGAAGACTAATTACACCATCGTCCCCATAAGTTCTGGGGGCAGGTAGTGCGAGCTTATGGCAAACAAAAATTGTCACCATAGGCATTACTGGAAAAGATGTTGGATCTCCCATCATCTCTCCTACCGATGTCTGATAGACTCGGCCCGAGGTCGTAGAAAACTTTTCGATACCTCGAATCCAATCTAAATATTTTATTGGATAATTATGTACCAGCTCCTCCCAATTTTCTGGGAGGGGCGGGCACTGTTCATGTGCAACTTGTAAAGGATGAACCAATGTTGCTACAACTGACCAAAGAGGAACCTCTGGTTCAGGAGGTGGATTATCTAACTCTAATGAGTTTGGTTCCACAACAAGCTTTGAGCCCAATAATTTTGGGAGTAAAGGCTTGAACCTACCCAATTCATCTGGGAATAGGTCACAAAGCTCTTCATAGACAGTAATTGTCAACCAGAATGGATGAAAATCTGTTGCGGAAGACAAGTCAATAGAGAGCTTATCTCCTTTTGGCAGCATGGGTAAATCCAGTTTGCCTCCAAGAGATTTGGAACACGAAGGATCCCCTACTAAAAGGGAATCCAACGCCTTCCTAAGGACACTCTGTAATAAATTAACAGCGGTCAAGGACTTAGTCGGAATTCTCGTCTTAAGTCCCTTTTCCGGCGCAACCAATGGTTGGACAGGAAGGATGTCTAAATTTTCAACTATATGAAATGCGGCATCCATCATTCTCTCGGACAAAAATTTGTTCAAAGAGTTTGACGATTGGACCATAACGTCCCGGGTAGCATAGAAATACTTATTCCTAGGCTGCGTCTTAATCATTTGACGAATCCTTTTTTGGATTTTGTTAAAGTTAGGATCCCGACGGGTGTCAAGTACTTCACCAGTCTGGTATACCCTCCAAGGGGTATAATTGTTGGAAAGAAGATGTTTCCAACAAGGAAGAGTCCACG